TATTTGAAGATAACATCATGACTGAATTTGCTTACGAAGATGGTGATAACTTCACTAAAAACTTAGTAACTGTGCGTATTGAGGAGTCTATTGCAATGCCAATATATTTCTCTACTGCAATGAGAAAAGGTTCTTTCGCAACTTCATAGTTTTAGTTTTCATTTTATGATTATGTAAGCCTACTTCCCATGTGAACAGTAGGCTTATTTTTTTAAAATTTTAAATATAAAGTTATGCCAAGTGTAAAATGTATTAAGATATATCACGATTTAGTATTATCAAGAAATATTGAAGAAGGAGAAATACTTGAATACGATGTCGAAAGAGCAAATCGTTTAAATTCATTAGGTTATGTGGAAGTGATTGTTGATACCGATCCGATAGAGCCTCCACAAGATAAAGCATTAAAACCTACTTATAAGAAGAAATAATGACTTACGAATTAGAACCTGTAAGAACACAAGGATTAGATGTTACAATAACATCCGATGCTTTAGCTATTCCAATAACTTTAGCCGAAGTTAAAGACCATGTAAATGTTGACTTTGCAGATCATGATGCCCAACTAACTAATTTGTTAGCATCGGCATTTCGTGAGGTTGAAATATTTACTCAAAAGGCTTTAAAGACTAAAACATTAAGACAATCTTTTAAAGAAATTAATGGAACTATTGAATTAGTTTATAGTCCTGTTCAATCTATTACTTCGGTAACCGATGCAAATAATGTTGCATTAACTTATACTTCAAGTATTGATAAAACTAAGATTAGTGCTTATTCTGCAAATGGTATTAAAATTACTTTTGTTGCAGGATATACTTCATTACCTGCCGATTTAAGAAATGCGGTATTAGATATTGTAGCCGTAGATTTTGATAATAAAGTTGAAGATAAAAGATTAGCTTTAAAAGCTATTAAAGATAGAATTAGACATTATCGCCCAATATATGTATAATAAGTTAAATAGAGTTAAAGGGATATTTAAACGAAAACTATCGGGTACATCCGATGGTGCGGGAGGTTTATCGGGGATAACATATTCAAGTTATACCACAAGTATATACTTTGCTGAAACAAGTTCGTTCTATGGGAATTATGGTGGTATTAGAAACATTGAGAGTGCCAACTTTGGTACAAATCAATCCTTTGAAGGAAAGATGAGATACCGAGCCGAATTTATTCCAAGAACAACCGACATCTTAGAAGTAAGGGGTGTTGAATATGCTATCTCTAATATTATTGATGCAGATTTTACTAAAAAAGATTTAACCTTTAAAGCAGCAAGAAGAAGTGATTAAAGTTAAATTTACGGGAGCAAAAGTTTTTTATAATAAACTTGAAAGGGCATCTAATCAAAGGATGGATGATATTATGAAAACCCTTGATGATGAGGCTAAGATGATTGAAACAAGGTCACTTAGAGATGTTCCTATTTATAAAGGTGATTTAATGCGAAGTCAATATGTTAAGCAAAAGGGTACATCTACTATGCGTGAACACGAAATTGGCTTTACCGCAAAACACGCAGCTTATAAGGAATTTGGTACTGGGCCCGGATTGAATTTAGGTGGAGAGTATAGTGAGTTTAGCGATTATGCTAATAAATTTAAAACAACAAATTTTCCTTCTAATAGTACAAGGCAAAAGAAATACTTAATAAGTGCATTTATTCTTTCAAGAAGGGGATTTGATAGAAAGGTTAAAACAATAATGAAAAATATACTAAAATGATAAATAGGGATTGTGCTTATGATTTACGAAAGGCTTATTTTCAAACATTAAGTGGTATAACTTATAATAGTCAAGCGGTTAGTGTATATGATGAGATTGTCCCAAATGGAGCAGTTTATCCATGTATTGTTTTATCTAATCAATTATCAAGAGGGGTAAGAAGTAAGGATAGTTTTCAAAGGGATGCTACAATAGAAATATGTATTTATCAAAGATATACTTCGGATGAAGGTGGTAAAAAAGAAGTTAATGATATTGCTAATTTAATTATAGCAAGAATTATTACTTCTAATAATACTTTTGGCTTTAGTCAATATTTAACTACTTGGCAAGTCATAAATTGTGAATATCAAACAAATTCATTAATATTACAATTGCCTACGGGTTGGCAAGTAGAACAAACAATTTTGTTCTCTCAATTATTAAATCAATTAAATTAAAAATAATATGGCATTAGTTCAAGGTACAGACTTAAGGGTCTTCATAGGTGGAAATAAAATTATTAACGAGCAAACTTGTGATATTGAGTTATCAACAAGTATGATTGAAACTTCTTCAAAAGATAGTGGAGATTGGGCAACGGCAATACCGGGCCGTAAGTCATGGGGTTTATCAGCAACTTTTCAAGTTGATTATGCTGATCCAGCAACAACAACAACTTATGATATTATCCAAGCTGCATGGTTTGCTGGTACTTCATTAACAGTTGTATTTAAAACGATAGCTACTGGTGCAACAATTTTAACTGGTTCAGCTTATGTTGAATCTATGCCTGTTAAATCTGGAGATCAAACAATTGCTACTTGTGATTTAAAATTAAAGGGTACAGGTACTTTAGTACCAACAGTTGCTGCATAATCTATTGAGATTCAATTTTTTTGTTTACATTTGGGGTAGGGAATTTCTCTACCCTATTTGCTTTTAACACAAAACCAAAACAAACAATGCGTACAATAACATTTGAAAACAAAAAAATCACATTTGATTTCTCGCTTGGTTGCATAAACGATGTTTATGTTAAAGAATTAGGAGGCGAGTTTAATGATTTAGTTAATATGCAAGAATTTGAAAATGATCCAAGCAAATTAATTGACATTACTCGTGATATGCTACTTAGTGGCCACATATACCACTTGTTTTGTAGCGGTGATGATGAATTAGCTGAATCATTATTAACTAAGCTTAAATCATCAAGGATGATTGCAACTAAGTGGTTAATGCAAGCAAAGGTTATCAATGTAGTTGAATGGATTACTAAGGACTTAATGCCAAGTGATTTAGATCAACCATCACAAGATACAACAATAAAAAAAAAGAGATAATTAGGTGGGGTAGTATTCTCACAAGAATTTATAGAACTGGATTGAAACCATGGGAGTGGAAAAGGATGACCTTAGGGGAGTTTCTTGACTATGAACATGGTTTTGAATTTAGGAAGGCAGAGGATTGGGATATTACAAGAAATTTAATGTGGGCATCCTTAGCATCAATGGGTGGTGACAAAGTTCCTAAACCTAAAGACTTAATTCCATTGTGGACAGACAAGATAGGTAAACGTATAGAAAAAACAAAAGAAAAAGAGTATCTTTCGGATGAAGTAGTTTTGAAATGGGTTAATTCATTAAAGTAATGGCAGAGAATGTTAATGAACATAAGGTAATTTTTTCGGCTGATATAGCCGATATAAAAGGGAAGTTACAAGAATTACAAAAAGCAATGAAAGATGCAGGTTTAGCATCTGCATCAGTAGGGAATCAAATGTCAAGTTCCATGGGTACATCTATGGCTAAAATTGGTTCTTCGTTAACATCTATTGGAACTACTTTATCTGTTGCATTAACCGCACCATTATTATTATTAGGAAAATCTGCATTGCAGACATCGGCCCAAATGGAACAAATTTCAGTTTCATTTGAGGTATTTACAGGATCGGCGGAAACGGCAAAGGAAATGTTGGGTCAATTAAAAGACCAAGCAATTAAATCCCCAATGCAATTTCAAGATATTACTAAAGGGGCACAAACATTATTAGGATATGGTTTAACGGCACAACAAGTTATTCCTATCACTCGTATGTTAGGTGATATATCGGGTGGGAATGCCGATAAGTTTAGTAGATTATCTTTAGCATTTGGTCAAGTTAATGCAGCAGGTCGTTTAATGGGTCAAGAGGCAAGGCAAATGATTAATGCTGGATTTAACCCATTGCAAGCTATATCCGACAAAACGGGTGTATCAATGGCGGTATTAACCAAAAGAATGCACGATGGTCAAATTAGTGTTAAAGAAGTAGGAGATGCTTTTATTTCTGCAACAAGTGAAGGAGGTAGATTCTTTGGGATGGCCGATAAACAATCTCAAACCTTACAAGGATCATTTAATAAATTACAAGAATCTGCAACATTTGCATTAGCTGAAATTGGAACCGCTATAAATCAAGAATTAAATGTAGGTAGTGGAATAAGAGCATTTAGTGGGTTTTTAAATGAATTAAAAGATAGATTCATTCAATTGACACCAGAGGCCAAGGAAATGAATCTTAAATTAATTGCAATTGGTATTTCAATTGGGCCAATAATATTAGGAATTGGGTCTTTAATTTCTTTTGTTAATAAATTAAGTATATCAGTTGCAACATTAAGCCTATCTGGTGGTGGTATTATTAAGATATTACTTACATTGGCAGCAACATTTGCGGCAACAACAGTTGCTGGAGCAATGTATGATGATGTAATGAAGTCAGCTATTAACAAAGATCCAACTTTATTAAAAGATGTAAATAATAGCCTTAAAGAACAAATTAAAAATTATGATGAATTAATTAAAAAAGCACCTAAAATTGGATTTGCGGAAATAGATGAGGCTTCAAATCAATCAAAATATATTAAAAGTAAATCTGAATTAATGGCCGAAAGGTTTAAGCTATATAAACAATATGCTGACAATACTATATTAATTCGAAATTTAGAAAAAAATATTAAAGCAACTGATAAGCTTACAGGATTAAGTGATAAGCCATCGGGAATAACAGGTAAAACTAAAGCAGAAAAGATTGAAGTAATACCGGGAACAGATTTTCAAACAAAAGAATATGGTAATCAATTAAAAAAACTTAGGCAAATAAGTGCTGATGCTATAACTGAAATTAATAATATAGGATTACAAGGTAATAAAAAGAAATTAGCAGATTTACAAGATGCTTTTATTAAAGAAAAAGCTGAATTTGTAAGATACGGTCAAGATACAACTGATATAACAAGATTATATTTATTAAAAGCTGCTCAAATATCGGGTGAGATTGAGGCAGAAAGAAATCGTGCATTATTATCAATAATAAAACCATTACCAACTAATTCAAATATTGAACAATGGGTTAAAAATTTTGCATCAGATGTAGGTAAGTTTAATTATTATATTAACGAATTTGTAGTAAATGATAATGAATCTAAAATTAGAAATTATACAAGTGCATTAACATCTTCACTACAAGATTTTGGAGTAAATATTTTTAGTGGATTTGCTAATATTGCTGGTTCTGCACTTGCGGGAATAAGCACTTTTGGGGATGCTATATCACAAGTTGGTTCAATGTTTTTGTCTTTAATTGGTGATTTGCTTATTCAAATGGGAACTTCAGCTATTAAACTTGGTATTTCAGCAGAAAGTATAAAAGCAGTATTATCAGCAATTGGATTGCCGGGTGCGGGTTTTGCAGCAATTGCAGCAGGGACATTAGCCGTTGCTGCGGGTAGTTTATTAAAAGGTATGGCAACAAAAACTGATAGTGCAATTTCTGTTAAATCGGGTGGGGCATCAGCAAGTGTTAAAAATGGTACTGTAAGTCAAATGGCAAGTGGGTCATCTTATGCTTATGGTGGAGCATCTTATAGTAATCAATCAATAAGAATGATGGTAGATTTAACAGGATCAATTACGGCTACACCTACCGGATATTCAATTAACAAATCATTTGAAACAACACTAAGAGTTACAGGAAGATAATGACAGGATACGGAACTATTTACCAATTTGAATTTGATGGAACTTGTAGGCCATTTAGTGCATTATTAACAACCAAATGCAAAGTATTAATCCTTAAAAAAGATTATAACTCAACTATTTTTACAATTCCTTATGGGCAAGTAACACCTATTGAAATAGATTACCCTACGGTAGATGATGATATATTTTATCCTATAAAGGGATCATCTTTATCATTTAAAGTTTTAGGTGGTGTATTAAATATGGATTCACTTATTAGTGAAGATGAAAAAGATTTTTATTTAGAATATTATCGTGATGGAAGTTTATTTTGGAGTGGATTTGTTTCACCAGAATTATGTGAAGAAGATATATTCTTAAAATACCCAGCTATTGAATTTAAAACTATTGATGGATTAGGTGCATTAAATAATACCATATTATTAGATAATAATTCAAGATACATTACTGGTAGAGTAAGTTTATTAAAAATAATTAATGCAGCATTTAAATCAATTGGATTTGGCTACGGTTCAAATACATTGATTGACATGAAATATTACCCATGGACAGGTATTGAGGCAAATGGCATTCTTTGGAATACTTATACTAATATGTCGGTATTTAAAGATAAAAATGGATTACCATTGAAACCAATTGAAATTATAAAGTCTATTTGCTATTTATTTAATGCAGTTGTTTATCAAAATAGAGGCCAATGGTGGTTTGTTAAGGTAAAGGATTTAGCATTTGGTTTATATAATACAGTTAAATACGATGCCTACGGAGTTGTAATAGCGGGTAGTGGAACGGTAAAACAATTTAATCACGGAACGGACTTTTTAATAGTTGCAGAGCCTAAAAGAAAGATTAGAAGATTTTATCGTGATGTTACATTAACTTATGATTATTACAAAGGCCCTAAGAACATTGATACCGATTTTAGTTCATTTTACGATGATCCGGTATTCCCTTATAAGAAATCTCAATCTACGGGAGTAGATGGCACCCTTGTTGTTACTCCTTTAGAACCAACAGGAGGTACAACAGAATTTGTATATGATTATTATACAACTTCAAAGGTAACTCCAAACTTCAACAATGATACTCAAAAATGGAGTGCTTATATAGATAACACTACTGGTGCCCCTACTTCTGGTTATATTGATTTTATTAAACCATTAGAAGAAGGTGACACATTTAGTTTATCTTTTAGAACTATATCACAAAGTTCAAGAAGTTATATAAAAATAGTTGATTATAGTGTTTCCCCAGTTATAAGATATTTTAATCCAAATACGGGATTATGGCAATCAAGTGATCCACAAATTACATGGTTACAACAAGAAGTATTTTCCGCAAGTAATATAGTTGCTCCATTTAATGGTCAATTAACTATAAGACTTTATGTTCATCCAAGTTTTAATTTTTGCATTTATACCGACTTTTCGGTTTTCTTTCAAGAAACATTATTAGATAAGCAATTAACAACAATAACTAATATTAAGAATACTACCATTACCGCACCATCGATAACAGTGTTAATGGGAGATTATAAGGAAACAGGTAGTTATTTAGGTGCAGATTTTAGAGATCCAACTAATTTAAAAACTTGGTCAACAGATACTGAAACAAGTCAATGGTCGGAGAGAAGTGAGGTAGACTTATATGATATTCAAGAATTATCAGCTCGTAATATCCTAAATCAATATTCGGATTATAGAAATATATTTACAGGTACAATTATTGGTCAAAAATTAGAATTTGGTTGTATATATAATTTTCCAAATCAAGGAGCATTAGCCAACAAAAAATTCTTTCCATTATCTATGAAGATGAATGAAAGAGATTGTACGGCGGAAGTAGTTTTTATGGAGTTATCTCCCAATGAAATTACCGGTTCAATGAATCAAGCTATTTATGATTCTAATGGATTAATTGTTTATCAAACTATCACCACATCTAAAAAAAAAAGCCGTAACGGGGTAGGAACGGATTTAGGTCAAGCTGGTGATTATGGTACAATCTTCGATAGATTCGTTGCCTTCTTTATGGATGATTTTAACGCTTAATAGATATGCCAAGGACAATAGGTTATTTTAAATATAAGACACGATCATCCATTGAGATATATGGAAGTGGTGTATTTGAGAATGCTTCGGATACGGGGTTTATTTATGGGTGGAGTGAAACTCTTACTGACTTTACATTAAGATGCTATTTAAAGACATTTGCTGGCACTACAAGCGGTGCTAAAGCGGGATTACAACTTCGTATTCAAGCTAATGCAAACGTGGCTTATATGGGCATTATGGTGCAAGGAGATAACAACATAAAAGTATTCCAAAGAGAATCTACAAATAGTACTACAAATAC